ACAGTAGACTACACAAACACACTTGTTACTACACTTCAAAACAATGGTATAGTTGCAAATACTGTAGCAAATAACTCTGTTTTGGTTACCCTTCTAAGAGACTCTGCTAACGTATCTGCCAACAGTGGTGCATACAACCTAGTTGCAACTAGTGCTTATAGCAATACTTTAGTAAATACAATTCAAAATAATGGTATTGTGGCCAATACAGTGGCTAATAACTCTGTTTTGATTACACTACTAAGAGATTCGGCTAACGTATCAGCTAACAGCGGAGCGTACAATCTTATCAGTTCTGTTGGATACACTAACACTGTAGCCAACGTGATTGTCAATGGCGGAACAGTTCCAAATGTTATTGCTAATAATGCAACTGTTCTGAACCAGCTTTATACCAATGCCAACACAAAAACCAATGAGATAATTTATAGCGTAGGCTTTACAAACAACGTTACAAACTCATTCATTGCTACACAGTCTAGTAACATTTCCAATGCTGTTCTAGCTAATACCGTAGTTCTAAACACAATCTACGATAACGCAAACTTAATTGCTAATTCTACAGCTTCAAATGTGGTATTCAGTAATGCGTTCATTGATTCAGCAGTCACTCTTTTGATTGCACAAGGTCAGCTCGCTAATGCTGTTCTTCAAGATCCAAATGTTACCACAACGATCTATAACACAGCCAACCTTCAAGTAAGCAACTATCTTGCTAACACAAATATCAATGCTGCTTGGTCACAGGCTAACACAGCATATGTTAGAGCAAATGTATCTTATGATGTTGCACAATCAGCATTTACCAAAGCTAATACTTCTGGTACAGATGCAGACAACGCATTTACCAAAGCTAACACTGCTGCTACAGATTCAGTTAGTGCTTTCGCTAAGGCTAATTCAGCAGGTACAGATGCAGTTAGTGCTTTCGCTAAGGCTAATTCAGCAGGTACAGATGCCGTCAATGCCTTCAGTAAAGCTAACACTGCTGCTACAGATTCAGTTAATGCTTTTGCTAAGGCTAACACTGCTGCTACAAATGCTGTTAATGCGTTTGGTAAAGCTAATACAGCAGGCACAGATGCAACTACTGCATTAACAAACGCAACTAATGCTTTTGCTAAGGCTAACACTTCTGGTACAGATGCAACAAATGCTTTTGCTAAAGCCAATACAGCAGGTACAGATGCAGTTAGTGCTTTTGCTAAAGCCAATACAGCAGGTACAGATGCAACTACCGCATTAACAAACGTAACTAATGCCTTCGGTAAAGCCAATACAGCAGGCACAGACGCAACTAATGCCTTTGCTAAAGCTAACACTGCTGGCACAGATGCAGTTAGTGCTTTTGCTAAAGCTAACACTGCTGGTACAGATGCAACTACTGCATTAACAAACGCAACTAATGCCTTTGCTAAAGCTAACACTGCTGGCACAGATGCAGTCAATGCCTTCGGTAAAGCTAACACTGCTGCTACAAATGCTGTTAGTGCTTTTGCTAAGGCTAATTCAGCAGGTACAGATGCGACTCTAGCATTAACGAATGTGACAAATGCGTTTGGTAAAGCTAATACAGCAGGCACAGATGCAACTAATGCTTTTGTAAACGCTAACGCGGCATACAGTCAGGCCAATGCAGCATTTGTCGCTGCCAATACTGGATTAGTTGGACAAGTTGCATACGGGCAAGCTAATCTAGCATATTCACAGGCTAATGCTGCATTTACCAAAGCTAACACTGCCGGTGCAGCAATCAATCTTTACGATGATGCTATTGATGCGACTCGTTATGTTGTGTTTGTAAATTCAACAACAGGTAATGTTTCTGCGATGAACGTTTCTTCTAGCGGATTAACATTCAATCCAAGTACAGGAACGCTTAATGCTACTATATTCAATTCTCTATCTGATTTAAATAAAAAGACAGATGTTGTCGTTATTGAACATGCTGTAGACAAGACTTCTCAGTTGCAGGGTGTTCAATTTATTTGGAAACAAAACGGACTTCCTTCAGCTGGTATCATAGCTCAAGACCTACAAAAGGTTATGCCAGAACTGGTAAGTGAAGATATGTCTGTTAACTACTCAGGTATAATTGGTCTTCTTGTTGAAGCTATAAAAGAACTTAACGAACGTATTACAAAACTGGAAAACAAATAAATGGCAGCATATGTAGAACTCTTCATGGATCAGGGTGCAACATTCAACAATGTGATAAATCTCTCTGATGATTTGACGAACGCAAACATTAACATTTCTGGTTACATCGTTCGCAGTCAGATGCGAAGATCATACTATTCAACTAATGCTTCAGCCAATATCACTTGCACTATAACAGATGCGATCAATGGTGAAATTACCATGAACTTACCTGCAAATACGACAGCAAACATAAAGGCTGGTCGTTATTTGTTTGATTTAGAAACAGTAGACACTGCTGGTATAACTTCTAGGGTTCTAGAGGGAATCATAACAGTAACCCCAGAAATCACAAGGTAAAACAAATGGCAGTAAAAGTAACTCTTGTATCAGATGCAAAAAATAGAATATCAATAAATAGTCAACAGCGAAAAACTGTTAGAACCGTTTCTGTTACTCCAGACTTAAGTTCTATCTCTACACTTGGTTCTTTGTCGGATGTTAACGCAACAGATCCAAATGAAAATGAAACACTCGTTTATGATGAAGCAAGCGGAAAGTACATAGTAAAGACGTTGCCAAATATAAGCGGAGGAACTTTCTGATATGGCAAATACAGTAATTCAAATTAAAAGATCAACTTCTACTGCTACGCCAACGAACGGTTCCTTATCTACTGCTGAACCAGCATACTCATTTAATTCTGATAAGCTTTTCTTAGGTAATACAAGTGGCACAGGCGTTATTGAGATTGGTGGTAAGTATTGGGTAGATACAACAAAAGCTGCATTTGATCAGGCTAACGCAGCTTACAGTACAGCAAATACTGGTTTAACCGTCAGTGCTGCTTTCACTCAAGCCAATACATCTAGAGATCATGCTAACGCTGCTCATTTAACAGCTAATGCTGGATTTGATCAAGCCAATACTTCATACACACACGCGAATGCAGCCCATCTCACTGCTAACGCAGGATTTGTTCAAGCAAATACTGCTAGAACTCACGCGAACGCAGCACATCTAACTGCTAACGCTGCATTTGATCAAGCCAATACAGCTAGAACTGGTGCTAATACTGTTGGTGATTATGCTAATTCTGCATTCTCAACTGCTAACATTGCATACAATACAGCAAATATTGCTTGGGCTGTTGCTAACAGCAAGTTCTCATCCAACGGTGGTTCAATCACTGGTGATGTTTCAATTACTGGTAATCTTAGTCTTTCTGGTAATACTCAGTTCATCAACGTTTCAACATATGCAGTATCAGATCCTTTAATCTATCTTGCTTCAAATAACTATACTTCAGATATTGTTGATATTGGTTTCATTGCTAACTATAATAATGGTTCAGCAAATCTTCATACAGGTTTATTCCGTGAACATGTCAACAAAGAATACTATCTGTTCCAAGGTTATACAGAAGAACCTTCAAATAATCATATTGATCCTAATGCTAACGGATTTACCATTGCTGTTCTTAATGCTGATCTGAGAACCAGTAATCTGGTTCTAGGTGGTGTCAATGCTATCACTTGGATTACATCGGCATATGATCAGGCTAACACAGCTAGACTACATGCCAACGGTGCATTCTTAAACTCAAATGCTGCATATGATCAGGCTAACACTGCAAGAGTACATGCTAATGCAGCACACCTAACTGCTAATGCAGGATTTGACCAAGCTAATACCGCTTATACTCACGCAAATGCTTCTTTCTTAAATGCAAATGCAGCTTATGTTCAAGCTAACACAGCAAGAGATCATGCTAACACTGTATATACTCAAGCAAATACCGCTAGAGATTTAGCTAATACCGCTGATACAAACGCAGTCAATGCTTTCGGTAAAGCTAATACAGCAGGTACAGATGCTGTCAATGCATACTCTCTAGCCAACAATGGTTTTGCACAGGCTAATACCGCAAGAGATCAAGCTAATACTGCACTCACAGCAGCAGCTAACGGATCATATATCAGCACAGGTATTGTTAAAGTGCCTTATGGTGGCACTGGAATGGTAACGTTCACAACAAACGGCATTCTATATGGAAACTCATCTGGTGATCTAAAAGTAACCTCAGCAGGTACAGAAGGGCAAGTCCTTCAAGCATCCTCTTCTGGAATTCCAAACTTTGGTATGCTAGATGGAGGAACATTCTAACATTGAAAGGTATTCGTTATGATTGATCAGGGCAAGTTTATAAACACATATATTGATATCATTATCAATCAACTTCTAGAAGGTGTCAAAACAAATCTGCAACTACAAACCCAAGTAAAAGTTGGCGAATTTGTAGTTGCAGATAAAGATCAGTTGATCGCTGCACTAACTCAGCAATTGAATGAAAACAAAGTTGCTGAAGATTGGAAAGTAAAATATGAAAGTGCGGAAAGCAATTACAATTCCATACTAGGTAAACTTAAGCATATGGACACTTTACTTGCACAGATTAGTGATATGAAGAAAATGATCTTTGAAAAAGATGCTGTGATTGGTAGTCTCAAACAAGAGATTGATGAGCTGAAAAACCCCAAAAAAGTCATAAATACAAAGATAGCGAAAAAAAAGGAAGAACCTTTGATGATAATCTCAGAGGATAAAAAACAAGACAAATCGTTAGATGACTTTTAATGGCCAACACAGTAATTGCACTTAAGAAATCAGCTACACCTTCAGCAGCACCAGCAGCACTAGCCAATGGTGAGTTGGCCCTTAACTATGCTGATGGTAAACTATACTATAAACATGCTAATGGTACGATTGCGTCTATCAGTGGAAATGAACCAAATTATTTTGGCACAGTAAACGCAAACAGTGTACTGATCGTCTCTGATACTCCCGGTGATATTTTAAGCATTACACCAGGTAACAATATCAGCATTGTTGGTGATGCTGTCAATGATAGTGTTACAATTGGTTTAAAAGATGATGTAACAGTTCCTGGGCTTCTTTCAATAACCGCAGCTAGTGGTGATGAAGGTGGTGAAATAAGACTTGCAAATGCAATCACAAACTCTCTTCTCGCTGGTCCTGTAAACATTGATATCTTTAGAAATCAACTAAGATTTTTTGTGTCTGGTGGAGATGCAAGAGGCGCATTTATTAATCTAGCATCTACAAGTGCTGGTGTTGGTACCGATCTTTTAGCTTCATCTACAGATGCTGTTGCCAGAACAACAGCCAATGCTGCGTTTGACAAAGCCAATGCTGCTTTACCAAATGTTTCGGGTACATGGTTTAATGGCACTCTAACAGCAAGTGTAAGTTTTGCAGCAGATAAAATAGTATCATCTAACAATGGTAACAGTGAAAATTTCAAAGTTGGTGATGATGCTTGGATTGGTGATTATAATACAGCCAATTCATTAAAAGTTAAAGGGCAACAAAATTCTTCAATTGGTTATATTAGTTTCGGCATTGACGATGCAAAAGCACTAGGGCGTGCAGGTACAGGTCCACTCACATATGATGGAAGCACTGTTTGGCACGCTGGTAATGATGGTACAGGATCTACTTTAGATGCTGATCTTCTTGATGGGCAGCATGGTTCTTACTATGGTACTGCCACTGATGTAACAGCGGCGTTTGCAAAAGCTAATGCAGCAAATCTATTAGCATTCAATACTGGCGCTGGTGCCAATGCTTATGCTCAAGCAGTAGGAACAGCTGGTAACAGCTATACGGTCACAGTAGGCGCGGCAGCTAACGGTTGGGCTAATACCATTTCAGATACAAGAGCGATTGCGTCTAATGCTTATGCTGAAGCAGTAGGCACTGCTGGTAATGTTTATGCTGAAGCAGTAGGCACTGCTGGTAATGTTTATGCTAGGGAAGTTGGTACTGCTGGTAACAGCTATACTGTTACTGTTGGTGCAGCATCTAATGGTTGGGCTAATACCATATCTGCAACTCGTTCTACAGCTTCTAATGCTTATGCTGAAACAGTAGGCACTGCTGGTAATGCTTATACACAAACTGTTGGTACAGCAGGTAACTCTTATACTCAGACTGTAGGCACTGCTGGTAACAGCTACACAATTATTGTTGGTGCAGCAGCCAATGGATGGGCAAACTCAGTTAGTGTAGATGCTAAAGGATATGCAAACTCTACATTTGTAAAGTTGACAGCATCAAGTCAAACTATAACTGGCGATGTTAACATTGTTGGTACGTTAACGCTATCTGGAAATACAGTAATTATTGATGCGACAAGATTAGAAATTGATGATCCACTTATCTACTTAGCTGGCAACAATTATACTTCTGACATTGTAGACATTGGTTTTATTGCTAACTATGTCAACGCAACTGGTTCTAATGTTCACACAGGTTTATATCGTGAACATGATGACAAGATGTACTATCTGTTCCAAGGTTATGACAAAGAACCAGCAAACAATCACATAGGCGCATTGTCAAACAATATGACACTTGCTGTTCTCAATGCTGATCTGAGAACAAGCAATTTAACTCTAGCTGGAACAAATACAGTTGTTTGGATTAGATCATCATATGATCAAGCTAACACTGCTAGAACTCATGCAAATACTGCTTTTGCTAAAGCCAACTCCGCTCTCGCTAACACATCTGATGTTTCTTTTAACGGCAATCTAAATTTTCCAACAGGTAATGTAGGCATTGGTACAACTTCTCCTGTTGTGAAACTTGTAGTTTCCAACGCTGGAGCACAAGGCTTTGAGTTTAATCCTAATTCTTCTGGATTGGCACAGATTGAGACGTATAACCGATCAACTGCTGCATACTATGGATTCCGAATAAACGCAGACGACATTCGCTTACACACTGGAGCATCTGCCACCGAACGTATGCGCCTTACCGCAGCGGGTGATTTGCTGGTGGGGCGGACCAGTAGCTCTGGTCTTGGGCAAATTCAAAGTACAATTGGGGCTGACCTCGCTACTGACAGCGGCAACGTCTATCTGGTTCGTGGTGGCGGTAACGTAGGTATTGGTACTTCATCACCAACTGAAACATTACATATCAATGGCACAACTAGAATAGATGGCGCTGGCGGTTTAAGAATATTCAAAAATGGATCCGATTCCATATCAAGTCAACTATATGTTGCAGATCAAAATAATTCCAAAGCATTCAATTGGCAGTTAAACGCTGACAATAGTGCTTTAGATTTTTACACTTATAATGGTTCTTGGATAAGAAGAATAACATATAGTGTTGATGGTAACGTAGGTATTGGCACTGCTTCTCCATCATATACTTTACAGGTCAATGGTTCTTTTGCCGCTACAACCAAATCGTTCGTTATTGATCACCCAACAAAACCTGGAATGAAACTCAGATATGGTTCTCTTGAAGGTCCTGAAAATGGTGTGTACGTGCGCGGGCGTGTGCATGGCCCACACATCTATCTTCCTGATTATTGGAAAGGTTTGGTTGATGAAAACTCTATCACAGTATCACTTACACCAATTGCCAAGACAGAAATGCCTTCGGTATTGAGTTATAACAACGAAAAGATTGTTCTACATTCTGATAGTCCTATTGATTGCTTCTATCATGTGTTTGGTGAACGTAAAGATGTAGACAAACTCATCGTGGAGTACTGACGAATGGGTGTCGGTTATAATCCAAAAATTGTTACTAGTGGATTAGTTTTATGTTTGGATGCAAGCAATACTAAGTCATATCCCGGTTCTAGTACAACATGGTTTGATTTGAGTCCATCAAAGTTGAATTTTACAGTAAATGCTTCATTTATAAACAATCAAGGATTGTCCACAGGGGCTTCTGCTTCTTCAGCAACAACATCTTTATTAGACACAGATTTTCATACAATTTTGTTTATGTTTAAAATTAATTCAAATGTTACTTATCCTAATGGTTATAGTGGTAGTTGGGACAAAATATTTTCTTTTAATGCAGGCGGCAGCGATAGAACACCTGGAGTTTGGAGATATCCGGGTGAAAGAAGAATTCACTGGAGATATGATCCTTCTAATTCAGGTGTAGATTTTGATTCAACAGCCTCAGCAGGTTATCCTGCACCTGGTATTGAATTTACGATAGACAAGTGGTATTACATGGGTGTTACTAAATCGGGAGCAACTGCAACGCCTCATGTAAATGGCGTTAATTTTACAAGTCAAACAGTATCAAATCCTAAAACTGCTGGAAATACTGCAATAACTTTATTTGAATACTATTCTTCCAGTGCTATTATGAATTGTATTCATGTTTACAATCGTGCATTAACAACAGCAGAAGTCCAACAAAACTTCAATGCTCTTCGTGGGAGATTTGGTATCTAATGGGTCTCGCTCATTCTCCTCGCATAATCACTGATGGTTTAACCTTATGTTTGGATGCTGATAATCAAAAATCTTGGAAAGGTAAACCGACCACTAACATTGTTACGGATGCTTCTGCGTTTTTTGGATGGTCAAACTACTATCGTACACTAGAAAGAACATCTTTCACAACGGAGTTTGGCACTACTGGTTGGAGATTTATCAGTCAACCTTCTTGGAGTGGTCTAGCTAAAAGCTATATAGTTCCTTCTACAGGAACATATACATTCTCTGCTTACTACAAATATATAGGTGGAACCGCAAGTAACAATGGCGGCACAGTATATATTTCTGGATGGGGTGGCGGTGACACTGCCGTTGCCGTAAACAAAAACTTAGTTGGTGTTTGGCAAAGAATTCAAGTAACTGTAAATGTAACTAATCTAAGTGGCGTATTTTATTTAATCTCTTATGGTGGGACTGATAGCGGGACTACTAGTCCAGATAACACATCGTTTGAAGTAACGATGCCGCAAATTGATGCTGGATCATTTGCAACTCCATTTGTAGATGGTACAAGAAGTAGTACTCAATCAATCTTAGATTTAACAAATAGAAATATAATTACAGCAAATAGTCTTACATATAGTAGTAACGGTTCATACACTTTTAATGGCTCTTCAGACGTTATTAGAGTGTATGAAAATATTCTTTCAGGCACATCCGATTTTACTATTACCGCAATTGTTAGAACAACAAATATAAGTTCTACTGATTATATTTGCGGTAATTATGGTTTAGGTAATAATGGAATAGAACTTTTTTTTGGAAGTTCAAAAGTTATTTTATATGCAGTGGGCACCTACTTGACTGGAATTAAAACTCTTTCATCAAATACGTGGTATCATATAACGGCAGTACGTTCGGCAGGTGTTGCGACATTGTATGTTAATGGCATATTTGAAGTTTCTGGTGCAATGACAGGAAATATACCAACTACAAATCCCTTTACTATTGGAAATGGGCACGATTATACAAGTGAAGCTTTTTTTGGTAATATACCTTATGTAAAAGTATACAACAAAGCTTTATCAGCAGCAGAAGTTCAACAGAACTTTAATGCTCTACGAGGAAGGTTTGGAATATGATACACATTGTTACCACTAACCAATTACCTATAGCAATACAAAATGGATGTAACATCATATTGATTTCTGCTGATTCTACTAGTGCTATGATTAGAGGTACAAATATAGATAATTTGGAAATAATTGAATCATATCAAGATAGTGAATTGAACAGTCTTTATTCTGATCCTTTTTGGAAACAACCTTGCACAAATTGTGAGAATGTTTAATGTCAGCACATAGCGGTCCAAATCTAGTCAAGTCCGGTCTAATTTTAGATTTAGATGTTAGCAACCGAAAGTCATACATTGACGCTCTTAACACTTCTTTGACAAGCACATCGTCTTGGGCAGATGGCCAAACTAGCACTGTTACAGGTTATAATGCAAATGAAACAAACAATACAGAAAATGCAAGAGTATTGGCTACAGATCCATGGGGCAATCAAAATGTCGTATGGGAAACAAGAGCATCTGGAGATGGAAATGGTGACGGAGGTTGGAACACAGACTGGTTTGACCCTATAGACAGAACTAAACTTTATAGATTTTCTGTTTGGATGAGAAGAACTTCTTCTACTACTGGCGGAACTTTTTATTTTGGTCTATATGGTACTGGCGGTAGTTGGGGTGTGGTAAGACTGGACAATGGTACCGTAGAAGGTAATCCTTATTGGGAATGTGCTAGCGTTGGCGCATATACACAAAATCAATGGTATCTATTTGTTGGACATTGTTATCCTGCAGGAACAACTTATACTGGAAGACACCCTGACTCAGGATATTATGATACTTCTGGCACCAAATATAATTGGAATGGTTGTAATATAGGTAATGATGTAAAAATGCAGGCAGACGCTACTGGTCTTATGCATAGAACTTATCATTATTACTGTGGTGACAATACGACACGTTTGCAGTTTGCTTATCCTAGAATTGATCTGTGTGATGGTAGAGAACCATCATTGGATGAACTGATATTCAAGAGTCCTACCATTCTAAAAGACAATAGTGGTTATGGTAATGATCATATGTTAACGGGATACTATATTCCAAATTCAAGTAACCCAAGAAGATTTACATTGAATGGAAGTTCTCATGGGTTTACTAGAGCAGCAGCATTAAATGGTGTTACATCAACGTGTACTGTTGTTATGTATTATAAAACAACAGATACGCAAGAACTTTGGGTAAGAGGGAATCAAAGCGGCGGTGTTTACTTAAGTGCGAGTTACGGAAATCCTTATTATCATTCTAACGTAGGAACACCCACAAATTATATTGATCTACAAACTGTTACAAATCCGGCAACTCCTATAAATTATAGAGACGGAAAATATAGAATGTGGGAAGCAAAAAATGTTGATTTCACCACATGGACGTATTTTGAGTGGTTCTTATATGGTAGCGGTTGGCAACTAAGTGGAGATGTATCTAAGATTATGGTCTATAATCGCGCTTTAACCGCAGCAGAATCTCAACAAAACTTCAATGCACTTAGAGGAAGATTTGGTATCTAAATAGTAATATGGCAAACACTTATAAAAACATAGTCATTACACCAAACAGAGATACCGATGCGGCCAATGTGCCTGTTATTAGGTTCTCTGGTGGTGACGCAACAACAAACACTGATATCAACGTAAGAGTTTACACAACTCAAAACGGAACACTTTCGTTTGAAGGTTCCGCTGGCCAGCTGTTTTCTATTACAAATGATCTGACTGGTTCAATCTTTTCCGTTAATGACGTTTCTGGTATACCATCTATTGATGTAGATGCCGCAGGTATAATTGAACTAGCTCCTTTTGGTGGAAATGTAGGAATAGGTACAACAAACGTTCAACATAAACTTGATGTTGCGGGTACAGCAAACATCAATGGCACTCTTTTTGTTTATGGTACAAATGTCGGTTCAACTCTTACATCTTCTTTCTCTCAAGCTAACACTGCTAGAACTCATGCTAATGCTTCTTTCTTGAATGCTAACGCAGCTTATGTTCAAGCTAACACAGCAAGAGATCACGCTAACGCAGCTTTTACATCATCTAACACTAAAGTTTCTTCCGTTTCTGGAACTTCAGGTAGAATTTCTAGTTCAGGAGGAACAACGCCAGCGATAGATTTGTCAACTGCCGGTGCCGGTGCAGCAACATACTCTTCTGGTATTTCTTCATTGACTGTAGATGCATACGGTAGAGTAACATCTGTTACAGGTTCTGCTGGTTATGTAACTTCATCTGGTGTTACTTCAGTTTCTGGTACAGGTACAGTATCAGGGTTAACACTTACAGGAACAGTGACCACTTCAGGAAGTTTAACTTTAGGTGGTGTTATTAATCCTCAATTCTCTGGCGATTCAGTAACTAAAGATGATATCACAACTAGAACAGATTCAGGAATTTATGAATCTGCTAGTGGAACAACTGCTGAAGGTTGGCCAGTTAATAGTGCAAGCTGGCATCATCTTATAGCGGCAACTCATAGTAATGATGCAAATTATTATTCTATGCAGATTGCTGCAACTTTTTATGATCAAGATTGGTATTTTAGAAATACAAATGGTAGCGGCACTACTGGTTGGAGCAAAGTTTGGCATAACAACAATGATGGCGCTTCTTCAGGACTAGATGCTGATTTGTTAGACGGGCTACAAGCATCTCAATTTATGAGAACAGATGCGGTTTCAACGCACACAACTGGAAAATTTACAGTATATACTCCTTCTGGTGTGGTAGGAACTGTGAGTAGCACAGACAATCTTGAAATATTTCAACCTAATGCAGGATCAGATGCATTTCTCACTTTTCATATAAGTGGTGACTATGCTGCGAATTTTGGTATTGATGGAACAACAAACGATCTATTCTATGGTGGATGGTCTGCTGGTGCAAACAAATATAGAGTTTGGCACGCCGGTAATGATGGCGCATCTTCAGGACTAGATGCAGACTTACTAGATGGTCAACACGGTTCTTATTATGGTACTGCCGCTGATGTTGCGGCAGCATTTGCTAAAGCCAATACTGGCGGTTCAGTTACTATAAGCACCGATGCAAGAAATATCACTACTTATATTATGTTTGAAGATTCAACAAGTGGTGCTTTAGCGAATGCTAATGTTTCTACATCTCTTACATTTAATCCAAGTACAGGAACTTTAAGTTCCACAATATTTAATTCCACATCAGACAAAACTCTAAAGTATGATATTGAACCTATCAAAAACGCTCTTGTAGACATTGATACTATCAGTGGTGTCAAATTCAAATGGGTCAACAATGATCATCCATCTATGGGTGTTATTGCTCAAGAAGTGGAAAAAGTGTTTCCGGAGTTAATAAATAATGATAACGAAATTAAAACAGTCAACTACAATGGTATCATTGCAGTGCTGATCCAAGCAGTAAAAGAACTCAAAGCAGAAGTTGAAGAGTTAAAGAGAAGATAATATGCCATTTACAAGTTGCGGCGGTTGCCTCAAAAACATATTCATTACCGAAGCTGAGATTATTGACAGATATGTTGGTAATCAGTTGTGGTTATGGGGTTGCTCTGCTGCATATCAGTTAGGTAACAATAGCTCAACAAGCAGATCATCACCGGTGCAGACTGTTTCTACAGCTACAAACTGGAAACAAGTGTCTTTAGGTTTTTTACATTCAGCAGCAATCAAGACGGATGGTACCCTATGGCTTTGGGGAACACAAGGCAGTTCAGGTGCAATTGGTCGTGATCCTTCTATCGCCCAAGAGTATCGTTCACCGGTACAAACCATTTCTGCCGGCAATAACTGGAAACAAGTATCTTTGGGTGTATATCACTCAACAGCCGTCAAGACTGATGGTACCCTATGGACATGGGGATGTGGTTCACTCTTACAATTAGGTCTCGGTCAAGCAGAAGCCGGCAACTTTTTTTCACCGGTACAAACCATTTCTGCCGGCAATAACTGGAAACAGGTAGATGCAGGTTATTATCACACAGCTGGTGTAAAGACTGATGGTACCCTATGGCTTTGGGGAGATAACAGTTCTAGACAGCTAGGTTCAGCTTCTTCCTGTGCATCAATTGGTTCTCCTGTACAAACTGTTGCTGGAGGTACTAACTGGAAACAAGTAAGTCTTGGAGGATGTTTCTCGGCCGCAATCAAGACTGATGGTACCCTATGGCTTTGGGGTTCAGGCGCATGCGGTCAATTGGGTGAAAATGTCACTACAACGTCTCGTTCATCACCCGTGCAGACCATTTCTGCAGGCACAAACTGGAAGCAAGTTAGCCTTGGAGCTTGTCATGTAGGCGCTATCAAGACTGATGGTACCCTATGGACATGGGGTACGGTAGAATGCGCCGGAATAGGTGATAATACTAATATTCGTAGATCATCACCAGTTCAAACTGTGTCTGGTGGTACCAATTGGAAACAAGTGAGTGCGGGTCACAACGGTACTGCCGCCGTCAAGACTGATGGTTCTCTTTGGATTTGGGGCTCACCTAATGCAGGCAGAAATGGTGACAATGCTGTTATTGGTAGATCATCACCTGTTCAGACTGTATCTGGTGGCACTAACTGGAAACAGGCTGCAGTAAGTAAAACAGATACATCAACATCTATATGTCCATTTTCAGCAGCAATCACTTACACAGAATCATAATTGGAGAAAAAAATGTACGTTATTACACATCATCACGACTATGACGAAGTTCTACTAGGACCAATTAATTGGAATCCAAGATTTATCTCATCAGTCCTTCAAAGTGATCTTGATCTTGATGAAGCACCAACTGTTCTTGCTTCAGATGAGCAGAGAGTGCCTTATGATATCTTACCAAACGTGCGTGTTCGTAAAGCTGTAACTTCTTACGCTGAACTAAACGCAAAGATACAGAGACACGAAGGTCCTTTCTGGACTTATGATAATGATGAAGCAACTGCAACATTTACAGCAGTAGATAAACCACTTGATCTTGTCAAAGGTGAACTGAAGTCACTTGTTGCAGCCGAGCGTTATAAAAAAGAAAATGCTGGTATCAAAATAACAATACAGGGCACTGAGGTAACATGTGATACATCAAGAGAGAACCGTGATATCTTCTTGCAAAGATTATTAACAATGGCACCTACAGACACGGTAAACTGGAAATTTCCAGAAGCATTCATAACTATCACATACAGTGAACTTGAAAGTATCATCAATGCTGGTGTTGTTCACATTCAAAGTTGTTTTGATTGGGAACTTGCTAAGGATGTTGAAATTGATGCTTGTACAACGTTATCACAACTAGACGCAATAGTAATAGAGTAAAATGTCAACTAATTTCAATACTTGTTTTATAGACTCAAATGGTGCAGATGTAAGTCAAGAATTCGTTGAGAAATCTTATCTTCTTGATGTGTATCCTAATCTAATTAATCCTGCAAAAGCGCCGTCATTGTGGTTATGGGCATGTAATATTGATGGTAACCTTGGTACGAACTCTACTGTAGATCAATCATCTCCAGTTCAAACTGTATCTGGTGGTACTAATTGGAAAGAAGTTCATGCGGGTTGTCTATTAACAGCAGCTATCAAGACAGATGGTACTTTATGGCTATGGGGTAATAATCTTACTGGTCAATTGGGCAATAACTCTGTATTAAATCAATCATCTCCAGTTCAAACAATATCTGGTGGAACTAATTGGAAGCAAGTAAGTTCAGGATGCGGTCACTCAGCAGCAATCAAAACTGATGGTACACTTTGGCTTTGGGGCGAGGCACTCAATGGTAGATTAGGCAATAATCTTTCTTCTTTAACAAAGCAATCATCTCCTGTTCAAACTGTGTCAGCAGGTACTAATTGGAAACAAGTTAGTTTAGGTACTAATCATTCAGCAGCAATCAAAACAGATGGTAGCCTTTGGTTGTGGGGTTGCGGTACTAGCGGTGCATTAGGTCAAGCAACGACAACTGCTAATCAATCATCTCCAGTACAAACTGCATCTGTTGGTACAAACTGGAAGCAGGTAAGTTTAGGTGGTACGAGTACGACCTCAACATCAGCAGCAATCAAAACTGATGGTACACTTTGGCTTTGGGGCGATGGTACAAATGGCATTTTAGGTAACAATGCAACAACTGCACGTTCATCTCCAGTTCAAACTGTATCTGGTGGTACTAACTGGAAACAAGTTTCATTAGGTTCTTGTCACTCAGCGGCTATCAAAACTGATGGTAGCCTTTGGTTGTGGGGTCTTGCTGCTTCTGGTAGACTTGGTAATAACTCTACTGTGGATCAATCAACTCCAGTTCAAACTGTATCAGGTGGAACTAATTGGAAACAGGTCAGTGCAGGTACTGCACATACAGCAGCGATTAAGACCGATGGTACTTTATGGCTATGGGGTTTTGGTACGGCAGGCAGACTAGGTGACAATTCTACAGTAACTAGATCCTCTCCTGTTCAAACTATATTAGCTGGAAATAACTGGAAACAAGTTAGTGCTGGCGGCTGTCAAACAGCAGCAATCAAAGAAGAAGGAGACTGGTAATGGGTTGTCAATCAGGTTACAGATTTCCTTATGATAGTAGAACAGCAGACTTTGATGATGTGTTCGTTCGCAAAGAATACTTCTCTGAGGGTGGATTGTGGGTATGGGGAAGAGGTGATGCCGGCATTTTAGGTAATAACACTAGAGGTGTTGGTCAGTCATCACCAGTGCAGACTATATCAGGTGGAACTAATTGGAAACAAGTTAGTACAGACGGTACTGGCTCAGTGCCAATTGCCGCTGGTATAAAATCTGATGGTACTCTGTGGATGTGGGGTTGTGGTACGGCAGGAAGACTTGGCATAAACATAGCATCAGCCTCTAGATCATCACCAGTTCAAACTGTGTCTGGTGGTACTAACTGGAAAGTAGTAACTGTAAGTCAATTTAATACAGCAGCAATCAAAACTGATGGCACTCTCTGGCTATGGGGTTGCGGTACTGCCGGTGCATTAGGCACTAACAGTATAGTTAATCAATCGTCTCCTGTTCAAACTATCTCTGCTGGAACCAACTGGAAACAAGTTAGTTTAGGCAGTCACATCGCAGCTATCAAAACAGATGGTACTCTTTGGCTTTGGGGTTGTAACAATTGTGGTCAATTAGGTAACAATGCAATAACTGACCGTTCATCACCTATCCAAACTGTATCTGGTGGTACTAACTGGAAAGAAATATCGGCGTCAGGTCAGGCAACAGCATCTATTAAAACTGATGGTTCTTTGTGGGTTTGGGGTTGGGAAAATGGTGGAAATTTAGGAACAAATACTCCAGCAAGGGCGATATCATCACCCGTCCAAACAGCAGCTGGCGGCAATAATTGGAAACAAGTTAGTATTACTACAAACGCTGGAGGCGCAATTAAGACAGATGGTACGCTTTGGTTGTGGGGACAATCACAATTTGATGGAAATACTGTTCTGGGCGTATCATCTCCAATTCAACAATGGTCTGGCGGCACTAATTGGAAACAAGTTTCACTTCAAGGCGCCGACCTGATCGCCATAAAAACAGATGGCACACTTTGGACAGTCAAAGGTGATTTAGCAGGTGATAATACTATAACTAGCAGATCATCTCCTGTTCAGACTGTTTCTGGTGGTACTAATTGGAAAGATGTATGTAGGGGCAGCAATCATGTAATTGCAATCAGAGAAGACTGCTGGTAATCTCTACTATATAAGTTCATGAGTGAATTTAGACCTTGTGATGAATGTACAGCATGTTGCGATGGGTGGCTTATTGGCGAAGTCAATGGTCATCCATTCGGTCATGGTAAACCCTGCCAATTTCTCATCAATAAAATCTGCACTATATACAAAGACAGACCAAGCATGTGTCGCAACTATCAATGTGCTTGGACACAGCATCTTTTTCCTGAGTGGATGAAACCTAACAAGTGTGGTGTTCTCATCTCTGTAGAAACAAAAGAAGACCATCAGTTTCTCAGAGTGATTGAAATGAAACCTGTGATAGACTATGCTGTGTATGCTGAGATTGAAAAGTTCTGTTCTGAAAACAATACTTACTATGTGAAGGTGCCATATGAAGATAGACACGCTTGATTATAAAATGCATTTTGATGATGTAGAAGCATACATCATTACTCTCAAAGGGCATTCCAAGTCAGAAGAACTTTCACTTCGCTGCCAAGATTCCTGCATCAAAGCTGAACAACCATTCCGTGTTTGGGATGCATTTGATGGTACTTCAGGTGAGATACACTATCCCGATCATGCGAAAGATCAAGATCATTATCGTTTCCTCAAGCAGATGAATGATCGTCTTACCATCACAGAAGTCGCAACAATTCTCTCTCACTATTCTCTTTGGGCACATTGCGTCAAGATCGATATACCTATTGTCATACTTGAGCATGATGCTATAATGGTCAATAAGTATATTTGGCATGACGGATGGAATCAGATCAACTATCTAGGCAACTATAGTCAATTACAGACTGGCTGGCCTAGTTTTCCACCACATTCAGCAGCAACGAAGAACTATAAGTTTATCTGTCGCGCACATGCGTATGCTGTTGATCCTGCCGTAGCAAGACAGTTAGTCTCACATGTTATCAAGTTTGGTCTTGCTGCACCTGCTGATATGCTCATTCGTGCTGATCTATTTCCATTAGTACAGACTGGATTCTATGCGTTTGATGCACCAGATGAGACTACGATTACAGGCCGTAAAGATGATTGGCACGAATACGCTAGAGAAATATTTTCAACATTCGCTTAAGGATACATTATGTATAAATTTGATCACGACTGGTTCAGTTCAAACATTCCTAATCTGACAAGGCTCTTTGCTGGGTTCAAGGGTGATAGTCCTGCAAATATTCTAGAGATAGGTGCATTTGAAGGTAGGTCTACTGTATGGTTTCTAGACAATGTGCCTGACTGCACTATCACGACTATTGATACTTGGATAGGCGGCAAAGATCATGATCCTAACAATCCAGAAATCAACTGGAATACCGTGTTTGAAAACTTCACACACAATACCAAAGGCCGAAATGTACATGCCTTTGAAGCAACATCATTCAATGCGCTTTCTCTTATGATCAAAGAAGGTAAAGACAAGTTTGATTTTGTATATGTTGATGGATCTCATACAGCACTAGATGTCAATCTTGATCTAATTCTATCATTCAAGCTTCTTAAAACTGGCGGTCTAATTTACTGTGATGATTATCTTTGGGGCTTTAATGAGTTTCCTATCTATGATTGCCCGAAACTCGGTATAGATAGCTTTGTGAATGTCTATGCAGATAAGTTAACTCCACTTCAAGGTTTTACAAACAATGCTGCAATCTACATGAAGGTGAAAGAATGAAAGTTAATCTAGGTAGTGGTATCAAGAGATTTCCTGGTTTCGTAAATCTTGATAGTGATCCTTTGTGTAAACCAGATTACATCTGTGATATGAATAAAGAATCTTTGCCGTTTGAAGATAACTCAGTTGAGTATATGCTTGCACATCATGTCTTTGAACATATTGGTGATGGGTTCTTCAATCTGCTTAAAGAAATCTACCGTGTCTGTCAGCACGAAGCAATCATTGATGTACATGTTCCACATCCAAGACACGATTACTTTTTAGGTGATCTGTCACATGTAAGAATGATCACACTAGAAAACATGCGTCCGCTCTCTAAGAAGTTCTGTGATACTCAGAGTTATATAAATTCATCATGGAGCGGTTTTGCAAATGTTCTTGATGTTGATTTTGAAATCTTTGAACATGAGTATTTGCTAGATGAAACATTCAAACAAGTTATTGCAGGCATTGAAGATGAAAATCAAATGAACTGGATGGCAAGAGCGATGAATAATGCAATCACAGAAATTCACTTTAAGATGATGGTGATCAAGAATGCTTGAACAATTAGTTTTATCTCTTGATCAGATGGGTGAGAAACCGGCGGCCGTAACAGTGCTTGACGCGCTGGCTAGAAATTCAAGCATGTTTCAGCAGTATGATGATGTAGCTAAATGCTACTTCAAGATCAAAGAGTATGAAAAGGCATTAAAGTATGCTGAGTTAGCCCTTTCATCTGCACCAACGCAAGGACTATATGCAGCAAAGTACAATGTGATCAACGTAGCCAATCATGCAAACTATCCTGAACGAGCCATGACATTGATCAAGCAGCTCGAGATAATCAATCCAAATGATCTTGATGTAAAGCTTGAGAAAGCTTTCTCATTCTTCTTGTTGAACCAGAAAGATAAGGCTGAAGCGATACTTAGAGCAGAATTAGATAATCCAAAACATGACGAGAAGACTAAGACTAAGATACGCTTCAATCTTGGTACATATGAATTATTAAGAGATGAATTTCAGACTGGTCTACGCAAGTTCCTCTTTGAAGGCCGTAAGCTAGAATATTGGAAAAAACCTTCTTTACCTTTCAAGTTCTGGGAAGGCGAAAACATTGAAGGCAAGACGCTGGTAATCCGCGCTGAAGCTGGTATCGGTGATGAGTTCATCAACGTTCGCTTCATGAAGCATCTGAGAGAGCGTAACATAAGCCCGATCTGGTTCTCTGAACGTAAAGATATTGCCGAAGTCTTCAACAGAAACGGTTTCAAAACCGTCACTAATGTTCGTGATATCAAAGACAAAAATGTATACTGGACTCATTCAATGGACTTACCAGTCTATCTGAACCTTGAGTATAAAGACCTTTGGAACGAACCGTATATCAAGAGTAACGAACAACATATATCACAATTCAATCTAAATGGTGATATGCCAAAAGTTGGTCTTCGATGGCAGGGTAATCCAGGTTACGATCAAGACCTACACCGTTCAATACCTTTGAAAGAGATGTATGACACTCTAAGTCATTTGAATATTCGTATGTGCAGTGTGCAACGAGATGATGGTGTTGAAGAATTAGGCAATCTACCTATCATCGATATGTCATCATACATGAAGACATGGGAAGACACTCTCAACATCATCGACCAACTTGATGTTCTTATCACTAGCTGCACTTCAGTAGCACATGCCGCGGCAGCAATGGGTAAGAGAACAATTGTGATCACTCCTATTTCAGCTTACTATACGTGGTGTCATAGCATGAAGCAATCACCGTGGTATGGTGATCATGTAACAATATTGAGACAACAGAAACCCAGAGTATGGGATGAGCCTTTAGCAGAACTCAAGGAGATAATGAATGCAGAGTTTGGTAATCGATAACTTCTTACCTTATCCAAATGTTGTAAGAGAGTGGGCGTTGACAAAAACGTTTTATAACAGTACACAGTTCTCTCAGAGAATAGGTTCTAGCACAACATGGCCTGGCAAAAGAACAGATCATGTTGTAGACCTTGATGCTTCATATGCAGATGATATTTTAACCAAAGTCAGTAATATAGCACGAAAGACTTTCTTTGATGCACCTTTATCAGTCAGAAGTTACTTTCAACTATGTTCTCAATCAGACGGTGACTCTTGGATCCATCAAGATAATGATGTAGATATTGCAGCACTACTCTATCTTAGCCCTGATGCGCCGATCAATTCTGGTACAACACTATATAAATGTCTAGATCAGGCTGCATGGCAAAATCTAGCCATTGGTGAGATGATGAAGATCAATCGTCAAGAACGTGAAGACTTATATGAAAAGCTATTCGTGCCAGTTGATGTAATAGGCAATCTATATAACAGAATGGTCATGTATCGCGGTGATATCTTTCACAAGTCAAACGACTACTTTGGTAGCTCAAAGTTTGACAGCAGACTGACACAGGTATTCTTTTTGAAATTTGAGAGATAATATTATGCACACAACATTTATGATTGACGGCGGAGCTGGGCGCCTCGTTACTGCCATTCCTGCACTTGAGAAGTTTGCTATCAATAATCCTAATGATGACTTTCGTGTGTTGACGGCAGCATGGGAAGAAATCTATTGGAATCATCCTCTGTTACAGAATAGGACTTTTAACGTCAATCAAAAAGGTATCTTTGATCTACATATCAAAGATCGTCGTATGGTTGTACCAGAACCATATCATATGCACGGATACTATAATCAAAAGCTGCATTTAATTGAAGCGTTTGATGAAGCTATCAACCATACAACAGATCATTCTGATCTAGACAAAGCTAACCTCTATGTGTCAAAGAAAGAAACGACACAAGCACAATTCATTCTTAATGAGATCAAGAAGCAAAAGAAGAAGAATAGAGTAATCATCTTTCAACCTTATGGTTCTGGCATGAAGATTGAGAACAATGTGCCGATTGACACAACCAATCGTAGTCTTGATGTGGATTTTGCTCTCAAGATGATCCATGAAATGTCTAAAGACAACTTGGTAATATTTTTTGGATCTAAAGAGCTTTATCATCCAGGTGATAACTACTCAGTCAACTTCTTTAATAACAATGCTGATATCCGTCTTTACATGACAATGATCAGTCTATGTGATTATTTTGTTGGAGTAGATTCTCTTGGGCAGCATATTGCTAGAGCTATGAATAAACCAGGTATGGTAATTATGGGTTCTACGTTTGAAGAGAACGTGTCATACAAAGATTACTTCACTATCTACAGAAACAGATTTGCACCGGTCTATGTGCCTATCCGAATTGCAAATCAAGATATTACGTTTGCAGAAAACCTAAATGATGGTACAATGCAGTTTAACGACGAAGACCTGAAGAACATATTGGAAAAGATCAATGAAAAGAAACTTCAAAGTAAATAAGAGCGTCCTCAATTTTATTCACGCGCGAGACTATTTCCCACCGCAAGATGCTGAGAACTATCGTTATGCAGTGAAAAATCTAAAGTTTGAACCGATGCAGTATGGTAAAGAGATTAAGCAGTTCAATCTTATTTTACCTGAGACAGACATGCTTCTTGGCGCTATGCTTGGTGAAAACTTTGCGAAGGTTGACGAAGATAGGTCAGGCACGTTCAGATATCCTTTCGATAATGTTATTCATTTTGAAGAGTTTGATACTATTCACGAATGGAGACTTGCTGTTGCACTTGAAGACACTATCTTCAGAACATACACACACACGACAGGTATCAAGTCAGCACTTGACTGTAAGAACGAAGAATGGAAGACGTTTGATTATCTGAATCCAGAACAGTGGAATATAGAGACACAAATCAATCTCAGAGAGAACGATGCTGTATTCTATAGACCATGGGTATTTCATTCATTTGAAGAAAAGCTTATTCATTGCTATACTATTATGGTTGAAGAATGATACCTAAAATTATTCATGTTTCATGGAAGTCAAAAGACATACTCAATGATAACACAGAGCTTATCAATAGAGGTCTAAAGTCTCTTGTTGAGTTGAATCCTGATTGGGAATTACAGTTATCAGACAATGATGATGTTGAACGATATCTATCTAAAAATTTAGATGTTTTTGATTTTGCTTTGCTGAAGCCAAGACATATTGTTGAGAAGCTGGATGTGTGGAGACTGATCAAACTATACAACGAAGGTGGACTGTATACTGATATCGACAGGTTTTATAATCTACCTCTATCTGACATTTTGGCACCTGGTATCAAGCTTGTATTACCTACATGTCTTGATCATGATTTCACTCACGATTTCATGTTGAGTGAACCAAACAATCCAATTTATGCAACAGCACTTAAACTGAACTTAGAACGCCGTAAAGAAGGTCATGATAATATCTACTACCTCGGCGCACAAACATATATGCATGCCGTTACAAAATGTTTGGTCAATGAAATGATTAATACTAATCCAGGTGAGAAGATCATGAATGCGTTACGAGAAGTAATGGTTCAGAGTAAGTTCATTGTGACACGCAAAGAAGAACCACCGATTCGTAATATATTATTCATTTGCGATAAAACACCACTAGAAGAACATGAAAGAATGAAAAGAGAATTTTATTTAAAGTATAAGATGAATCACTGGTCTGGACAATGGTAAATATAAAACTGCCAAGAATACTGCAACCGTTCTACTGTCACGACCTAGTGAGACTAGGCAAAGACAATGACGGCGGATATTTGGTCAATTTAGAAGATGTGAAGAAGTCAAATGCTCTTGTCAGCTTTGGTATTGGTACTGACATATCATTTGAGAAAGACTTTCAGACGCATAACAAATGTGACGTTAGAGCTTTTGATGGCACCATTGATCAATTTGATACCACATTCTTCAAAGGTAACAAAGTCTTTATGAAGAAGAACATATCACTAGAAGATAGTGAAGAGACTGCATCTTTACCAACTATACTGAACACCATTGTAGGCAAAGCATTTCTCAAGTGTGATATCGATGGTTTTGAGTATCAAATATTTGATCAACTCATAAACAATAGTCATCGTTTTTCAGGCATTGTAATAGAAATTCATGATATAGCTGTGTTAGCAAACTTTGACTTGCTAGCCGATTTCATTGCAAAGTTGGACTTACAGCTAATACATTTGCATATGAACAACTATTCTTACTATGATCATAACGGTATGATAACTCCAAACGTGATAGAGTTGACATTTACTTCATCGTTTAATACAGTATTGAAAAGAGATTTGTCTTTACCACACCGTTTAGATATGCCTTGTAATCCAGATGGCAAAGATTTCTTAGTGAGTTTTTAACCAATCTTCAACAGTCATCATCTTCTCTGAGAACGGTCTGGCTGCTTCAGTATAATATTGATAGCTTGCCTTCATGTGTTCTGGCATATCAATAAACTTAATAGGCACATCGTACTTGTCAGCCACCAATTGAGCTACTTTTAGAAAGCTAATTGGCTTTGCTGTACCTACTTCATTTAAGTTCCAAGAATAGTCTTCACCTGCCCATAGCAAAGCCTTCAATACATCACGAATAGACACAAAGTCTCGGATCATATTTTCTGAACCTTTGAAAACAGTAATCACACCTTCATTCTTGGCCTGTTGCTGAAACTTCCATACAGGGCTGGTTGTCATATTAGTCTTCTTCTCGTTATTACCATAGACATTGAACAGTCTCAGTATACAGAAATGTTCAAAATCTTTTCTGTTATTTTGCATCCACATTTCAGTCATCAGCTTCGTAGTCGCATAGTAGTTTAGCGGATTTATCTTGCGCTCACTATCTTTCATCGTGTTTCCATAGATAGAAGCTGATGATGTAAAGACTACAGGCACTTTGTATCTGATAGCCTGTTCAAATAGTCTTATGCTGAAGGTAACATTATGATCTAACAATGCTTGCAAGTTCTTCTCTAGAGTATTAGAGATTGCGCCAAGATGATAGATCAGTTTTAGCTTTGAGAAGTCAACTGTTTCAAATACATCATTCAGCTTGTGATTTTCCGTATCAAACTCAAGCACTTCTTTATTTTGACTGAGCAAGTTGCCGACAAGATTGCGCCCAATAAAACCTTCTGATCCCGTCACTAAAATCATCTGTATAGCCTATAGTTGTCTTCAACCGAGTCTGCGGTTGAAATTTCAAGAATGATTGAGTTATCTTCTAATGCTTCAAGTTGATGAGGCATCAATGGATCAATAGGAAATATTCTGTGAAGAGGTCTATCGTTCACAGTACCTGGTGTCAGTATGCGCTCTTTTGCTTCAGCAACGTCGGTATGAATGTATCTCACAAGAAAACTACCTTGTATGACAGTCCATGTTTCATGCTTGTCTTTGTGAAAGTGCATGGATGTCTTATTGCCTGCCTTATCAAAGACAAGATACTTCGCACAATACTTATCATTACTAACGAAGATATCTTCGTAACCCCACGACTTATCAACTCTTCCGTACAATCTCATTTATCACTCCCGTGGTTGAATAGTTCTCTACAGTAGATATAATTATCACTTTAGCAAGGTCATTACCTACAACATTTTCTATTTTGTAATCACCACCCTTGGTAATGATATCAGGTCTGATCTTCTTGATCAGGTCGTAAGGCGTCTCTTCATCAAAGATGATTACTTCATCTGCAATACCTAGAGTTTCAAGCATAGTCTTGCGTTGATGCTGCTTTAGAATTGGTCGGTCAAAACCTTTGATCTTCTGCACTGATGCATCCGAATTGATACCAACGATTAGTCTGCGACCAAGCTTCTTTGACTCTTTGAGTAGATGAATGTGACCAGGATGTAGTATATCAAAGCAACCATTAGTAAACACAGTATTTGGCTTCATTGATACAGTTTCAATATCTTTTTCTGTCAGAGTGTATGTACCTATGTGCCCAACTGAAATGCCAGCAAGAATGTTTGCTCTGCTTGCTGCCCTCTCTACAGGCATACTCTGAACAAAGTGTGCAAGTGCTGCCATGAATACATCACCAGCACCAGTTACATCAAGAACTGTACGCTCGTCGCCCTTTTCATATCGGCAAAAACTTCTTTCATGATCATATAGTGCATAGCCGTTAGCGCCAAGTGTAACAATCAGATATTTGAAATCATACTCAACACACAGCATTTCAGCACAGTTTTTGAACTCGTTCAATGAGTATTTTCTACCGATAGCAGCCTCATACTCAGACTTGTTTGCTTTGATCAACCAAGAATGTCTATAGTGAGTAAAGTCTTTTTTTGGATCTATTAGTGTTTTGATGCCTGCAAGATTGAGTTTCCATATGACAGCTTGAGCATCATGCAGAACACCCTTGTTATAATCTGAAAGCACAGCGTACTTGTAATGAGAAAGATCAAAATCCAAATCAACTTCAAATGGAACATACTCTTCATCGTCTATGCGACAGATTATATGTCCATTGGCAATGACGCGGGTTTTAATCGTTCCCTGATCTTGATTGTGTATGAACAGAGGATTTTCACCAAAAGCTTGCAGATTTTTTACCACATTGAAAGCACCGCCTAGACGGACTTCTTCATGGGTAGGTATTATCACAGGAACAGGTGCTTCTGGTGAAAGCCTTGTGCTTGTTCCAAAGATGTACTTGTCTTTTATGTAATCACCGATAACTATCATTTCGCGTTCCACATTTCTTATAAATATGTATGATACATTAAATACTGGAGAAAGTCAACAAAATGTCAGTTCCATCTACAAGAGAACAGCTAAAAGATTGGTGCTTACGTCAACTTGGTCATCCTGTCATTGAAATCAATGTGGACGATGATCAGGTAGATGATCGTATTGACGAAGCATTTCAGTATTTTCGTGACTTCCATTTTGATGGTGTAGAACGCTGGTATCTCAAGCATCAAATCACAGATGAGAACAAAGCAAATGGATGGATTCCTATAAACGATAACATCATAGGTGTTAATCGTATTTTTCCAATTACATCTTCAAACGCCACAGTCAATATGTTTGATTTGAGATATCAGCTAAGACTTCATGATCTTTATGACTTTACCAGCACATCATATGTCAACTATGTTTTGACAATGCAGCATATTCGTACACTTGATATGCTATTTTCAGGTGAACAACCAGTTCGTTTCAACAGACACACAAGCAAACTATACATTGATATGAACTGGGGTCTGGCAAATGTTGGAGAATGGATTGTCATTGAATCGTTTATCATCATTGATCCAGATACTTATCCAAAAGTTTATAACGACCGTATGTTAAAGAGATATGCCACAGCACTGATCAAGCGTCAGTGGGGCAACAACATGAAGAAGTTTGCAGGTATGCAGTTACCTGGTGGTATTCAGTTGAATGGGCAGCAGATTTACGAGGAAGCTGTTACTGAAATAAAAGAGGTTGAAGACCTGATTCGTAACACATACGAAGAACCACCACAGTTCTTGATGGGATAAAACATGGCAACTTCGGTCTACTTCAATAATTTTTCACCTGCTGTTCTCAATGAACAAAGAATGTTTGAAGACGTTCTTGTGGAATCCATCAAGATTATGGGGCATGATATTAAGTATATGCCAAGAGATGCGTATGATAGCACAGATGAAATCATTGGTGAAAGCCCAGAAGCAAAATTTAATAGAGCATATACAATTGAAGCATATCTTGCTAACGTTGAAGGTTACGAAGGTGATGGTGACTTCTTCTCTAAGTTTGGTCTTGAAATTCGTGATACCTCAAACTTTGTTATTTCTAGAAGAGCGTTTGACAAATATATACCAGGAAACATTGCATCTAGACCACGTGAAGGTGATTTGATATTTGTTCCTCTTTTAGGTAAAATATTTGAAATCAAGTTCGTTGAAGAAGAAATTCTATTCTTCTCTCTAGGGCGTAGAAAACCATACCTGTATGAGTTGCGTTGTGAAGTATTCCGCTTCTCACAAGAAGATATCAATACTGGTGATGAAGAGATTGATAGCTTGACTGACTTGATATCATACTCAATCCACTTGAATATGAGTGTCGGTGCAAACAACTATCAAAATGGTGAGACTGTATATCAAGGTGCTAACGTGAGCGTTGCGACTGCTGTAGCGAAAGTTGCTAATTGGGAACCAATGACTAGAATCTTAGAGGTGATTAATATCAAAGGCAAGTTTACTAACAATGTCAACGTTATAGGTACAGATTCAAACACATCCAAGAGATTGCTAAACTATGATGAACTGAAAGATCACGTTCAGTTTGACGAATTTGATAACAGAAAAATACAAGATGAAGCAGAAGAGTTTGTTGATCTATCTGAAACAAATCCATTTGGGATGCCGTAATGTTAAGCGATACACATTTTTACTACAAACTAACACGTAAGTATGTCATTCTTTTTGGTAACATGTTTAACAACATTACCATTAAGAGAATTAACCGTGATACCAATGTTGAAATAGAACGTTTCAAGGTGCCTTTGGTTTATGCACCAAAAGAAAAGTACTTCTCTCGTCTCAGATCAGATCCTGATTTGGAAAGACCAGTCCAGGTCATTCTACCGCGTATGTCATTTGAAATGACAGGCTTCTCATATGATGCAGCGCGTAAGCAGAACTCACTTTTAAGACAAGCAAAAGCTAACACAGATACAAGAGTTGCATCAAACT